GGGTCGAGGACGACCTCGCCGGGTTTTGTGTAGGTCATAATCAGATACTCTAGGAGAGGGACGGGTTTTTGCGTCGGGTGACCGCCGATCTCCCGCGTGTTAGGGAACTGGTCGATGATGTCCGTAGGGTACCGCGTCCCTTCATTGACTATCTCGCTCGGGGCATATGCTCCGTAATTCCGTCCTGTGGTGTTACGCCTTTTCCGATAAGAAGCCCCATCGGTCTTTTGGGGATAGTATGTGGGCGCCTTCTTCGAAAACACAGAAATAACTTCGTATCGTCGGAGAGGAGCACGATTCGCGTTTAGGAACCCGACTGGGGCGTGTTTGTCCCATATCCACGAGTACCGAAACCATTTCGGATTTGAGACGATTGCCTGCGATGAGAATGGAGGTATTCCGAACATGACCGTCGGGGCGCGATCCTTGACGACCCTGCCGAGTGCCGCCCAAAGATCCTCAAACGGCACAGGCACATCCCACCGGTTTTGGGTCACCCCATACGGCGGGTCGGTGAGAACTAGATCCACGCTCTGATCGGGGATCTCGCGCATCAACTCCCGGCAATCGCCGAGGTAGATCCGGTCAAGTTCAAACGCCACGTGCCCGCCCCCGCCAGACCTTTTCACGAAGCGGGCAGTTTGCCCCCACCGGGCACCGGGACACGTTCGCGTCACACGTATCCCGGTCGCTGATCTCGTAGTGGACCACGCGGTAGTGTGGGCATAGTTGGTGCGCCTCAACCGACGGTATTGGGTGGCCGTCACGTGCGGCGTAGATCTTCAACCCACGTGCGACCGCGCGCTGGCGGTCGACGATTGCGTGCTGGTCACGGAGCCAGCCTGGGAGCATCAGCATCGCGTCGTAGTCCGGGTCTAGCCGCTGGATCAACGCCTCCCCGGAGCGCCACGGCTCTGCCTCCGGCCACAGAGACGGGCAGACGGGCAGCCAGCCGGCATCCGCGGCCTGGGCTCGGTAGAACTCCGCGACTCCGACAATCTCTTCCAATGAGATCTCACGATGCCCGGGGTATGGGCCGGACATGTATAGTACCGGATTCATATCCATCCCTTCTCAGCCTCGATCGCATTGATCGCGCGATCGGTGAGCCGCCATCGGCGCGGGGTTTCGCGTCGGTCGCGGCACGCAATGATCTTGTTCGCATTGAGATGGGCTAGGTTGCCAGGGGTGATTTTGTACCCATTATCCCGCAGATCTGTATACGTCCAGGACGCAGATCCATACCCCCGATATATCTGTGTGACGAGCTCCCCGCGCCTGCTGGTCAGCCTCAGTCTAATCCCAAACCGTCCGCTCACGCGATCGCCCCCTCGGGCCATGCGGGCCGGCGCTCGTAGGCCGAGCACCCTTCGGTGTCGATGCACCCGATCGGGCACTCGAACCCGACCACATCGCCGTCCAGGCCGCAGAAATCAATCTCGAAGATCCACCAGTGCCGCTCGCGGTAGTGCGACCGGCAGCCGATACAAGAGTGAGGATGACTCATACCCGCACCTCCTCGTCGCAGAGATACCCGAGGATACGGAGCGACGCGGACGCATCGGCCAGTCCTCGCCGGTCGCCACAGGCTCGACACCGCTCGACCTCTGCCGTGAGGTGTTGCCGGCGCGCCTCGACAAGATTATCAGTCATTCAGACCGCCTCCATCTGCGCGTCGGTGAGGACGATCATATCAGGCATCCCGTCGATCGCGACGAGGTAGTTATCCGTCGCCGGGAAATACCGTACAATCTCGCCGGTATGCCCTCGGTGCAGCGGGTGCACGATCCGCACCCTATCGCCAGGGCGGTATGTCGGGTGTGGGACGATGAAGACCGGATCTTCGTCACACTGCGTCACCAGGGGCGTGTCGCCGACAAAATCAGGAGTTGGGGCGGGCGCGATGAGTTCCCCCGCCGCCCGGAGTCTATACCATCGCGAGGATACGGCCGCCACCGTCCGGTTCGATTCCGGGAACGCATCGACGTAAAGGCGACCGGCCTCCGCCGCGCTCTGCGCCCGTCGGATCACCTCTTCCTCTTCGTCGCTCCACGCGTTCGGGTGCGGTTTGCGGGTCGCAGGTACGGTGTAGGTGTGGAGCGCCCCGTCATCCGGCTCCGGTTCGACCCACTCGGGTGCGGCGGTCTCGTAGACTGCCTCCCCCGCCGCCATATCGGCGTCCTGCTCATCCTGCTCGGCCTCGCACTCGTCCCGCATCCGGGCAACCTCGGACATCGCATAGCAGGCGTCCTTGACCGGGCAAAGGACATCCGGGTTGTCGAGGTGCGGGCACATCCCGTCGTCGCGAGGCACCTCGCACCCATACGGGCCGTAATGCACGCACGGCCCGCTCGTCTGCGGCCGGAGGATCTCTGTCTGCCGGGCCTCGTCCATATCGAGCAGCGCCGCGACCTCGTCGACGTCGGCGATGATGATGATCATCACGGCGCCCCCATGCACGATTTGCAGAGCGTTTTGCTCTGGAAGAGCTGCGAGAGTTTCGCCTGGCTCGCCGACACGGCCGCACCACAATTCACACAGACCTCGCCGGGGTGTGGTGCACCTGACACGGAGGCCTCCGGGGTCGGTGGTGCACTCGGCGCGGGTTCTTTTGGTGCAGTCGTGGGCGGCTTGATGCACTGTGCGACGGCTGCCGCCGCTTGCTCTGCCGCTGTAGGGGCCGGACCCACCACCTGGGCCGGGGCAGCCACAGGTGGCGCGACCTTCGCAGGCTCCTTGACCGGGGCCGGAGGAGTCGGCGTTCCGACGTCGGGCACCTTGTCGAGCGGCGTCGAGGTGATCGAGGAGATCACCTGCCGCACCGTGAGCCGGTCCGCATCGGAGGCGGAGTTCGTGTACTTGAGGAGTTTGCGGCCGAAAATCACGACCGCGTCGTCGTAATCCCGTTCGGCCTCGACATGCCCGGCAATGGAAAACGTGACGGTGCTCCCGTTTTCCAACGGAAGCGTCGCTCCGAGGATGACCTCTTTCGGGGTGAATGTCATGCCTGCACCACCTTCTGCGCGTTCCACCACTCGCTGAAATGCTCGATACAGAGCACCCTGGGGGTGTGCTCCTTGGTCCTCTCCCGGATGTCGGCAGGCACGGGGATCCCGCAGACCTCGCAGCAGGTCGGGGACGCTGCAGGCACCGTGCCGACGTAGCGCGGCTCCGGTCGGTCGCCGGTATCAATCTCCTCCGGGGAGTAGAGCCCGGAGATCGAGAACGCCCTACGGAGCGCGTGCGCCTCGGCGACCTTCTGAATCATCGTCCGGGGCTTGTCCCGCCAGAGGTTCTTGCCGGTGGAGTACTCGGAGGCATAGACCTCGACCTCGATCGGGTGGCTCATATCTTTCCGGTAGACTCTGCACCATCCGATGAGTTCGCCGTCCTCGACGCGCGATCCCGACTGGATGCCGTCGAACTGCCCCGAGCGGTGCGCGATCGCGAGGTATCCGTCGCGGCCGCAGAAGATCTGCGCGGGGTTGTCGCCATACTTGACGAGCCAGATCTGCCGCGCGAAGGGGTCGAGCTGGTAGCGGTTGGCGAGCTCCATCATGACAAGGAACTCGTTGTCGGTCGCTCCTTTGGCGCACATATCCCGGATCAGGCGGAGTTTCTCGGGATCGTAGGTTGCCGGGGTCGCGGGAGTGGTGGTTGCGGGAAGGTCGGACATCAGGCCACCCCCACAGGGAGTACCGCGATGCAACCGAGTTGCCGGTCGCCGAACCGTGCCTCGCCGTCGAGGCCGATCAGGAGTAGATGTGTTTCCCCGCCGCGCTCGATGCTGCCGATCTCAACGTCATCGTAGCCGCAGGCCTGGAGCGCCCGCAGCGCCCGGAGGACGGTCTCGATCCGATACTCGCCGACGTGGTGCGTCTGGTCGCCGTCCTCGAACGCGGCGACGTAAAACGCTCCTGCCGGAATGTCGCCGTCGGAGTACGTGCCGCAGGGGAGTGCGGGGATCATTCTGATCCCTCCGGGCGCACATATTCGACGGAGACGCCGGTCTCCTTGATCTCGACCTCGCAGCAGTCATCGAGCGCCGCCTTGCCGAGCAGCGCCTCAGCTTTGCCGATTGCGATGGTCGCACACTCGACAAACGCCTCTGCGCCGTGTTTCGCAAAGAAGAGTTTCGGGATCACCGTGCGCTGCTTGCGGGTGCGGATCTTGAGGAGGTAATTTCCCTGCTTGCTGATCCCCGCCGCCTTCGCCTGCGCGATGCACTGCCGGCGCTCCTCTTCGCAGCGGTCGATCAGGCGCTTGATCTCGATGACGTCCGGCCGCTCGTCGAACTCCCGCTGTAGGGCGGCGAGCGCCTCCCGGTACTCATCGGCCCGGATCCGGGCCATGAACGCCCGCTCCAGGAGGTTATCGTCGGACATCAGGCCATCTCCTCAGAATTGAGTTCCGCGACCAGGTTTTCTGCCGCCGCGAGATCCTCGATATACCCCCCTCGATACTCGACGTTACCGCCGTGCAGGGGTTTGTTTAGATCCAACTGCCGCCCGACGATGTACATTTTCTTGCCGCCGATGACCTGCGTAAAAACGCGCCACCACGTGCCGGACATCAGTCCACCACCACCAGAATGACCGCGGGGCCGAGGTCGAATTCGACGCGTGAGGCCCCGTCGTCGGCTTTAGTCCTCACGAGGTATCGATCCTGTGGCCCGGCGACGTACTCGGTGACGCCCTCCCGGGTCGCGAGTTCGGCGACCAGGTCACAGGTCGGGACGTCGGCGAGGCTACTGGGGCCGCCACTGTTGCAGGCCATCAGCACCGCCCCCGGTAATTCTCGCGCTCAGGGCTCTCGCAGGGCATCCCCGCGCAGCCGTAGCGTGTCGTCGGCACTCCGAGGTGCCCCTGCCAGTCGATTGATCGTCGCGGGAGCGCATCGGTGCACGAGGCACAGGATCGCTCGCGGTCCACGCGGCCGAGCAGTTCTGCCTTGTTCCGCTCAATATATCGCCTGTACGCCGGGCTCTCCGTGTTCCAGAGATCCTGATAGTATTCTTCTTTCCGCTCCGGGGTGACGCGGCCGCGGCCGGCACACGTCGGGCACGGCT